CTTAATTTATTTTTAGTTACAATAACACTATCACCATAGTCAAAAGGATCGTTTACTCCTGTAGGAATATAATTTCTTAATAGTCTATAGGCTTGAAATTGATCTCCCCACTTACCACTATTAGCTGAATCAGCCCAATTCCATTGTGCTTGTACTAAACAAGAGGATTGATTACTTAATATTAAGTCATTTCCATTTAATTCATATCCATCTTCAGTTCTATTAAAGTAAAAAAAGATATAAGGTACTTGTTTTTTTCTCATAGTATCTTGAAATAATTCATATCCTGTTACAAGATAACTAGAATAATCAGCTCCCGTTCCAGAACCAGCAGTTTTAAAATCAGTATAACTTGAACTATTAAGTTTAGATATAGTAAATGATGTTCCAGTAATAGTTAAATAACTAAATTGTGAACTTTCACTTGATACAATATCTTCTGTAATAATTACAGTATCAGAACTACTAGTTATTACTTCATCTGACCCTGCCATAACAATTGAATCAGCTGATGCTAAAGAATATCCAGGAATTTCTACATAATCTGCAAGATAAGGAGAATTACTAGCTAAACTTGAAAATGAATTTGTATAGAAAGCTTGTAATGTTAAATCTAAAATTAATTCTTTATTGTAAGAATTTAAATAATTTGCACTAGTATATGTGTCAGAATCATTATATAACCAACGAACTCTATTTTCTTTTTCATCATAGAAGCCTTTACAATTATTTTTACCTAATGTAGGTATATCTAAAAATAAAGTTTGAATTGTAGTTAATGAAATTGATTGTGCTTTAAATCTACCTGAAACTTGTTCAGGGTTTATTAAATAAATACCAGCTTTAGACCAGTATAAAAAATTTCCACTTACGTTTACAATTGATTTTGCACTTTTAATTCCATTAGGGGAAACTTTACTAGATTGAAAAGACGTAGCAATAAAGCCACCAGTATCACCATAAATTTCCCAAACACCATTATCTGCAAATACTAATATAGAAGCCTGACTTGCAATAATTTTAAGTATTTGTGTTGCTTCAGGTATTTGAATAGAACCACCATCACTAGTAACTAAATCATTAAGATCAGGATCTGTTGGATCTGCTTCTTGATAACAAAATCCTAATTTATCATCTCCAGTAATTACTGATGTAAAAAATACATAACCAGAATAATTAGGAGACCTTGCATCAGAAGAAGTTATATTAGAATTAATTCCTGAATAGAATAGTCTTCCTGCATAAGAACAAACAGTTGTTATATTACCAGCTTCTTGATCTGTTACTAAACTACTTATTCCTGATTTTGATATTCTTGATGATCCTCTATTAAAAGCATCAATAATATAGCTACCTTTAGCAGCTTGAAAATTAGAAGTAGAATTATTTTTTAAAGTTGTAGGATCAAATTTTTCAAAATTAGCATCAGAAGGATTACTAATTTTACCTAAAGTCCAAGGGTCAGCATTACTAGGATAAACTCCAAGAACAGTAAATGTCCTATCTATAGCATCTGCACCAGTACTTGTTTGAACTCCTGTTGCCCAACCTTGATTTCTTAAATTATATTTATGAGAATTTGAAAGCGTTGCCGGTCTAGTATTTACATCAAGAGTATCATTAACTCCCCAAATATCTCTAACTAAAATACTAATAGTTGATTGAGTAACAGTATCAGTACTAGTATTATAAGTTAGTAATACAGGTTTACTTAAATCTGCAGATACAATTATTAATTTATTATTAATTGTAGTTGTTTCAATTTCTGAAGAACTTAAACCAGAAATAGTTATAGAAGAAGCACTATTTAATAAATTACTACTAGGAGCATTTGTTAATAAATCTACAAACCAAAGCTTATCATTTATTCTTATAACGCCAATAGCTTTAGTTGTATCTCCACCAGGAGTTTCCCATTTATGAAAGGATTGCTTACCTGTTGCTAATTGTGCTGATGTATACCCTGTACTTGTTAAACTATAGCCACCTTCATAATCTACTCCTAGACGTCTAGATCTAGAACCATCTCTTTCAAGAACAAAGTTTTCCTCATCAATAGAAGCATTTTCAGGAAAAGTTAAAGGACTTGCTTCGGTAATAAGTCCCTTTACAAAGGTTCTATAAAGTTTTTCTGTTCCTGCAGCCATTAATCTTCCTTAGAAGTAGAGACTTTTTTCTTTGATTCTTGTTTATCTAAATATTGATTTACAGCTGTTTGAGCATAAGTTTCATTAGTAAAAATTCCACTAAGTTCTAAAGGTAGTTCTCCACCAGTTGTAAATTGAATCTTATACTGAGCAGTACTCTTATCTCTTAGTATTTGGATTTCTTTACCATTGGGTGTTATAGAATTAATAGCCATTTTTTTTAGTTTTTTTCATAGGTTTTACTGGGGTTTTCTTTTTCATTGGCATTTTCATTTTAGATTCCTTTTTTTTAGTTGATTTGCTATACTTCTGTGAATTAATAAATGCTGGAGTATTACTAGTTAACATTGTCATTAGTAGCGTCCTGATGAATTTGGTTTACGACCATAATTAGGATAAGTAATACCATTTCTAATACGCCAAGCTTCTTGACTCATTCTACGTTTTTGAGATACAGATACTTGTTCTGCTTTAGGATTAGGCATTTGTTTAAGGGTTACAAAACAAGTTGACTTAGCTTCAGCAAGAAGATAAGTAAACATTTGATCTGGAAGATCTGGAGTAAAAGAGTCTGTTAATGTAAAGGCTACTGATTTTTTACCATGACATTGGGTATTGTTTGCAGTTAAATTAACTTCTTTAACAGAGTCATAAGAATCAAATACTAAGTTTTCATCATCAAATGAAGTAAAGCAAGAGGGTCCTCTATCATTATAAACATTTATTTTAATACCAGTTGAATCACTTACCACTGTAATAAGAGCATCACCACTATCTCTATTATCAGTAATATGTAAGAATTCTTCAGGAGTTTTATATTCTATAACTTGATATAAATTTTTAGTTGCTCCTAACTCTTTATTGTCATACTTGATCCATTTTAAATCTATAATGGAATCAGGTAAAGACATATGAGTAGGTCTTGCTACAGTACTAGTAGGTGTTAATTGAAATAACTCATAAAGAAAAGGAAAGTCTTTTCCATCTATAATATTATAATAAGTAGACTTAACAATTTGAGCTACTTGAAGAGACTCAACACTATCATTAATAGAACTAACTTCATCTGAATCCATATCAGATAAGATATCTTGAACTATTTGAATTAAAGTCATACTAGCCATAATATTACTCCGTTAACCTTATTGCTATCATATTTGCTTCATCTACAGTAATAGCAGTAGCTGACGAAGTAGCATCTCCAGCAATATGAATAGAAAGAACTTGTGAAGCAGTAACTGTTAATAGAGCAGAGCCAGATACAAATAGAGTTTCAGCACCAGGATCTGTTTTATGTACATGTACTTTACGACCTGTTGGAGTACCATCTAATGCTAATTTAAAATTATAAGCAGTACCTGCTGCAAGAGCAGCTGTTGAAAAATTAGCCCAAAAATCTACACGATATGTTCCTGCGTTAGCTAATGTCATTGTTCCATCAGCAGCAGTAGTAGTTACATTTTTTACTAACCCTTGAGTCCATGCTGTTCCAGGATCAAGTCTTGAATATGCGGAAGCGGCAGCTAATGTAAATGAAGTAGCTCCACTTGTAATATATAATTCACCATAAATCTTACCCATTGGGTATTGCCAAGTACCAGAGCCTGCTCCGTCTGCCTGATAAACTTTATTTACTAAAGCAGTAGCAGCTCCTTGAGGTTCTATAATTATCCAATTACCAGATCCAGCACCATCAGATACATAAACTTTATTGACAGTAGCTGAGGCTACGCCTTTAGGTTCATGAAGATTAGCACCTGTAAGTACACTATGTTGTATTGTCATTTAAATTCCTTAAGTAAAAAGAAGGGCCTTCAGGATGAAGACCCATCAATTTATATTACATCTTTCTAGTTCTCGTCAAGTACGTATTCAACAACAAGACGTCCTTTACCAGCTGTTAGATCAGCAACAGTTGGAGTAACAACTACTTCACCAGCAGTAGCTCCAATTGTAAATCCTACTAATGCACCAGCACCTGTATAAACAGCCCCTGCTACAGCAATAGCAGTTTGTGTTAATGAAGCAGCTGTATGCAAACCATCAGCATCAATAGCAACGTTAGCTGAAGTGTAGAAGCCAATATCTAAATCTGTAGTTGTAGAGGTTGATGTAAAAGCTACATCAACATAAAACTTAGATGAGACAATGGTTGCATTTGCAGGAATAACTTGTTGAAGGTTACTTGCAGTTGCAGATGGAAGATCATTATAACTAAAATCCCAAATAGCAGATTTAATTATACCGTTTTTGGTGCTTTGTTGGCCACCAAATTTACCATTTGTTGTTCTAACTCCGTAAGAGTTTAAAACAGCACGTTTTGAATCAAGTTCGAAACCCATGTTATTCTCCTAGTAAGTTAAAGTTGTTGTTAAAATAGTACCTAATGTATCTACACGTTGAGCACCTAAGCCAAAACGTGAAGTTACTTGATACTTGTCTGCTCTTTCTTCATTGTCTCTCCAACCTTCAGTCTTAGGAGCACGTCTCCAAGCATGCATGATTGGTTTAGTACTATCGTCAGAAACACACATAAAGAGATTGGCAACATCACCAATAGCAGCAGTTGTGTTTGCTAGATTGTAAGAAGAAGCATTAAGTGCCTCTGTAGCAGTCTTTACAGGTAAGAAGTTTGAAGTCCAAATATCAAAACCAAAAATGTTGCGAACAAATTTGTGATCTTTAGCAAAACCTTCTGTAATAATACCTTCAAACATTGGATTGTTAGAAACATTCACAAGATTTGTAAGACTGTTTAAAGTTGCTTCAACAATTGGATCAACAATTGCCATGCGACCTGCAGCAGGAACATTTGCTTTATCAAACGCAAGCTTCATACCAATTAGATCTGACATACTTATAACCCTAGTAGTAACACCAGCACCACCACCAATCCAACGGTGAGGACGACCATTTACTAAGTTTACGTTAGCATTAGTTTGAGCAGCATTAGCTACCGCTAAGAAACGTGTTTCATGGTTTTCACCAAGAGCACGTGTTGATTCCATTGCACGCATAGACATTAAAGAATCTATTTGAGCACCATCTTCACGAAGATCATCAGACACTTTCCAAGCATCACCAATGTAATCAGTGATAGTAAGTGTAATATTTCCTGTGTCGATAGGATTAAAGTTTAGTGGTGTATCTTCTGCAGCATCTTGAATTGTTACCGTACCAACAGTTTTAATATTTAAAGTTGTACCAGAACCGAAGTCTGAAACATCTCTATATAAACCTTCTGGCAATAGGTAATCGTGTAAATTATCAAGAATGAACTGAGAATACTGCGTAGCCTCCACAAAGGCTGTTGTATTACTCGTTAACATTGACATATTATTTCCTTATTGTGATAAATTTAATTTAGCCTTTTCTCCTGCAATTTTCCAAGCATTAACTAAATCTTTTGTCGTAGCTCCTTGTTTGACTCTAGCAGATAACTGACTAGGATCTCCCTTTTGATTCAGAGCTTGCGTATTAACTGTACTAGATTGTTGACCTAAAATTTCTGAAGGTCTATTATCTAATCCAGCAAGTTTTAGTACAAGGCTTGGCGTATTAGAAGCTAAGCTATTTAATTGTTGTGTAGTTAATCCAGACTCACGAGCTACAGTATTATAGGCATTCTCTGCATTATTTCCATACTTCTCAGTAAACTTTGCAGCCACTGAATTAGCATTTTGTTTAGCAGATTTTTGCTGTTCTTTGTATTCGATTGTTTGGTCAACCAATTTCATTAATTTATCTTGATCAAATTCACCAGTAGAGAGGTTTTCTCTAGGTTGAATGCCAGACTTAATTTCATCTAAAAGTTCTTCTGTTGTTCTACGTTTAGTTAGTTCTTCTTTTAAAGTTGCAAGTTCAGACTCAAGAGTTTGAATATGCTTCTGAGCATGAGGAACAGATTTTAACGCATCTTCTACAGATGTATACTTTTTACCACTTCCTACTAATTCTGAGGCTTCTGTCGGAATCTCAAATTGAGGAACTTGGCTATCTTTTGTTTGAACTTCGTTGGTACTAGGCTCAATGTTTATATTTTCTTCAGACACTTTTTTCTCCTTGGTCAGGTACTAATGTTTGAAGTTTAGAAAGAGCTTTTTGAATACCTAATTGAAATGCTTGAAACTCACTCCAAGCAGGCAGAGTAAAATTTTCTTCATCTATACATTTACGTTTAGACAAATCAATTTGATCTGTTAGATATTCTTGTATCTCTTTAAAAACTTCTGTTTTTGATAAGCTTTTAGCTTTTTCAGATTTTAAATCCATCTTACAATTATAACATACTTTAACTTAAAAGTCAAGCAGTATTATTTTCATCCATCATTTCAGGAGGAATTTGACTTGTAGTTTGATCAAGCATATTTTCTTCTAAAGGAACTGCCTCTTGAGATTGCATTGTTTGTTTTACTTGTTCAATGATTTGTTGTGTTTCTGCTTGTTCAAATACAGCAACATTATCTTTAATAAACTGATATTGTTCAAAACCCATATATTCTTCAACCATTTTAGCAAGACGTTTAGCAGAAATATGAGGACCAATAAGTTGTCCTAAAGGACTATTAAATACTCCTAACATATTTTGTACAAGTTGTGCTCTTGTTGCAAAATGTCTAGCTCCTATAGGACGTAATTTACCTTTAGCAGTAATATCCTCTTTAGTAATTGACATAAAATCTACAACTCCTAAATCATTATCCATAACTTTAGCTAATTCAGCAATATCCATATTTCTTTTAGACATCTCTAGCATAGTGTTAAGAATAGGTTCAAGAAATTGAATTTCAAATTTATTAACTTTATGTTGAAATATTCGTCCAGCAGAATTTTGTAATTGCTGAACTTCAAAAGCAGTTTTTTCTCCAGGAGTTCTAAAACCCATAGCTTCTTTAGGAGCCCCTGCCATTTCTTCCATAATATTAAGTAAAGCCCCTATTTCATTATTAACTTGAAAAGCAGCTGAGTTAGGAGGTAACATACTTATATCACCATCTTCTGGTATATGAATAGTAGCTTCAGGACCCCAAATAAAGGGTTCAATATCTCCCTTAATAACCATTGGTGGATGAATAGTTAAATCAAGAGCATCAGCTTTTAGATTTTCAAGATGATCTACACGATATTGCATACCAACTAGGTTATCTAATGGACCCATACCATAAAGGTTATCAGGTCTTTCTCTCCAACCTACATGATGTTTATTATCACAACCTAACCAAGATGGATTTTCTATATTACGAATAATATAACTTCTATCAATGATTGTAATAATTCTACGTTCTAGTAAAGTATCATTTACTTCATCATAAATATCACCTTCAAACTCTAATATTTCTACTAACCCTGATTGATAGTATTCTTGTAAAGATCCAAAACCATCAACAAGAAAACCTTCAGCTTTATTAATATCTTCCATTTTAAAAGCACTTATACTATGACGAACTGCAATAGCTTTTTCAAAAGCTACTTTATCATAATTTAAATCAGTACGATAAAGAATATCTTTTTTTAATTCTCCAACAGATTTTACATATCTAGTAAATTTAGGAGATTCTTTAAAAGTAGTTGCTACAGGATTAAATACAATATCAAATGGAGAAATTCTAACTAGTTTAGGACCACGATATGTAGTAATTTGTTCTTCTGTATATGGATCTTTATGTCCTTCATTAACATAAATAACATTTGCAAATACATTACCATAATCAATATAATCATAAACAAGTTGTGCAACGGTTTCTCTAAAATTAGACTCTCTAAGTTTAGTTTTAAGATAAGCTTCAATTGCCATTCTTTTTTTATGAGTACTAGATTCTAAATTGTAACCTTCCCATTTTAACCAATCGTCATTAGGAAACAAAGCATCCATATAGTTAGCATGTAGGTTATCTCGTATCTGTGTTAGCTTAGGAAGTGTTGTTTTATTCTTCCAAGGAAGTTTAGAGTTAGTAGTTTTAGTAGTATCAGTAGCAAATAGGTAATTACGGAGTTCTCTCCACTCTATTTCTTTGTTATTACGTTGAATCCACCATCTATTATAAAGCCCTGCTAGTTGTCTAGCTAATGTGTCTCTATTAATTAATTCTCTTAATTGGGCTACTTTGCCTGACATATTTTTTCCTTAGTAAGCTACGCCACCAAAACGACTGTGGGTCATTATATTTTTACCTAATGAGTATGTTCCAGATCTTTGTTTAGGTATTATTGAAATAGCAATAGCATTAGCTAAAGCATCTTTAATATCATCATGTGGAGGATGTGCCATTGTTAATTCTTCTTCTAATGATTGACAATTACCACCTTTGTAGTGCCATACTTGCATGTTATCATACTTAGGTTCTAGTATTGCTCCCACACGTTCATTCTTATCTCCTAATGATCTAGTTGGTCTAAATTCATCTATTGATAAAGCTATTCCATTAGGTTTAAGATAACTTTCTTTTAATTCTTTTACAATTGTTTGTTGAGCTACAGTAACTTCAGCTCTTATTTTTCTAAAGCCCCATTTTTCCCAAGACTTAACTATGTGTTGATAATAATCAATAATTCTATCTGTTTTAAATCTATCTATATCTAATACATAGAAATTCCCTTGTGAATCTACTCCAACAACTACTAAAGCGGTATAGTCTGCCGTTTTACGAAGAGAAAAAGCAAAGTCAATAGAAGCATAAATACTAAGCTTCCTATCTCTAATATACCAATCTCCTTCTTTATTTTGGAGTATAGCTCTATCAAAATATTGAAACTTATCTGCATTAATCCGTGCAGTTTCATTGCTATTTGGATTATTATAATACTGAGCATAGAACTGAGTATTGTCAACATACTTTGCTTTAATCCTAGCCAGCTCTTTATCGTCAAATCCAAAGATTTTACCATCTCCACGAGTTTGTTTAGGCCAAAGAAACTCACCATCTGTTTCAACAACTTTTTGAAAGAGTTCATAAACTTCCTCTTCAGTGTCAATTTCACCATTAGTGTTATATAAAACTTCTTTCATAGAAACCATAGTATCATATATGTCTTTAGGATGATATCTAGTTCCTACAACCCATTCAGATGCTCCAGGATTCTCAATAGAAGCTAATTGTGAGTATGCGGAGGCAACTTTATCACGACCATCTTCGGTATAAGCGTTGCCAGGAACAACAATGTCATCAAGAACAACAACATCAGCATGAAACCCTGTTGTATTAGATGTAAGTCCAACTGCTTTACATGTTGCATCTCGTATCCCCTCTAGTTTACGTTGTGGATGATCAACAGCTATCTCAGCTACTGCCCATTTTTCACGTTTACCCTCTTCAATATTAGTCATATCAGGCCAATATCGTCTATAAATAGGACTATCTATAATTTGTTTAATAGCATATAACTGTTTTTCAGCTAAATCTGCAGTAGCAGATACATATAGAATAGTTGTTTCAGGATGTTTAGTAATCCACCAAGCAGTTCTATATGCAACTAGTTTACTTTTCATGTGTCCACGAGGAAGTAATACTAATTGATTATTTTTACCTTCTTGTCTAGTCCACCATTGAATTAGTTCTTCATGAATAGAACCTAATAACAAATGTGGAGCTACTAATTTTATAAAAACAGCCAAATCATCTTGAGCTGATTCTTTTATAATATCATATTTATCTTGCATTATTTTTTATTTTTATTTCTAGCAGAAATAGCTCTTGCTTTAGATTTAGCATCTGATTTAGATGATGCTCCCCAAGCTTTAAGAGATAACAATAACCTAGTGGGTTCTCCATTAGGTTTACGTTCTGGTCCAGGCATACCACCCATACGAGCTAAGAAAGATGCTCTACGTGGATTATCACCAGCTTTAACAGGAGCTTTTAAAGTACCGCCTGTATAACTAGCTCTTCCTTTAGCATTTAATCCACCTTTAGGATTCTTGCCTTCTTTTCTTGTCCATGCTGGTGTACTCATTTTTTCTTAACCTCTTTAGAATGAACTAACTTTTTAGAAGCCTTGCTGTGTTCTTTACCTGTAAATAAGCTAGTACCCATCTTGTGTGTACCACCTTTCCACTCTGTGCCATTAGGCAAATAATGTTTTACGCCTTTCATCTAAACCTCGCTGTTTTCTTTGCTATGTTTTTTGGTTGTTTAACAAACTGTTTTCCTGCTTTGTTACCTTCTGATTTAGCTTTATTTGTAGAAGCTTTCTCAGAAGAGCTTAGTGCTTTCCAAGCAGCCTCTGGTAAATATCTTTTCTTACCTTTACTTGGTTTGCCATCGGATGTTTTCCATTTTTGACTAGACCAAGCTTTTAGAGACTGCTGAGATTTAGCAAGAGCCATTACTTATAACCCCCACCTGCTTTTTTATATTGCACGGCAAGTAGTTGTGCTTTACGAGCTGACCACTCACCTGGATCACCACCTTTACTGCCAGCTTTAATTTTATTAAATAAAGCTTTACGCATAGTTGGTTTGGTATAGTTGCCTGCCTGATTTACTTTTGATTTAGTAACCATTCTTTTTAGGTTTTTTCATAGGTTTAGCAGGTGCTTTTTTCTTTTTGTCCATCATTTTGAATTTCCTTTTCTTAGTTAAAGTTTCTAGTTCTCTTACTATCTATAATTAACGCTTGCTTACGAGGTTTATAACCCTCTTCACAAAAGCTAATATGAATCCAACGATCAAACTCCAAGATAACTTGGTCATACTTAATGTCGCTAGATACAATCTTTTTAATAATCTCTTCAGGTGTTCCAAAAGAGGGACAGACAAAATCTGCCGCCAATCCTTTTGTGTGTTGACTTGTTGGTTTACTTCCAAGTAATGAGTTAACCATAAGAGAACGATAACCACTATTAATAGTAATAGGTTTGCCAAGTAGCTTTCTGACATCCTCTAACCCTTCTGCTAAAGATTTTAAATTACTAATAATTAAAGGACTAGATGGAATATTATCTATTCCATGTCTTGCTGCTATATCTGATGCTATTAACTCTTCAAGAGTAAAATGTTCTGATAGTTTCATTTCTTTTTAATATAGAATAAACTTCTTTCACCAAAAAGATAAAAACCTACTGCTGAAGCAAAGTTGTTGACTTCTTCACTAGGATGACCACTAACAATAGAGTATACCCATGTAGAAAGCACAAGAAAGCCTATTAAAGGCCTCATTAATCTAACGATGGCTTCTACCCAAGGATAAGATGTATTACCTGCTCCTACATCATTCATTGTCTTAAAAAACTCAAGGTCAAGTTGTTTCATTTGAGTATATTGTTCTATAGTAGCTGGTTTAAATACATCAGGTGCAATAAACTTACTAATAAGAGATTTACCTAAGTCCATAACCATAGGAGCAAAGGCTGTTAACATTGTAATTGGATCCATTATAGAGAAGCCCTTTTTTTAAATAACTTAGGATTATAAACTGCTGTTGCATCTATCTCAGGAAAATAAACTTCAATACTTCCCATTCCATCTAAACTTGATACTCTCCAACAACCTTCATGGTTAGCATGATTAACTTCTGTTGCATATCCATAGTATTGAAAGTCTAAGTTTTTTATAGTACAAGGTTGAATAGTTAATACTATTTCACCTGATTCAGTTTTCATAGCCATTTCTTCTGTTTGAGCTTCAGCTGTGTGTACTAAAAATAATATAAGACTTAATACAACTATAGAAAATAGAATTTTCATTACCTAAATAACTGTGTCAACAAGAATATAATAATAAAACCAGCAGTGCCTAACAGGATCTGCTCTAGTCGTTTGAGTCGTGCATTAATAGATTCATATCTAAATGCACAGATCTCCTCGTGTGTGCTTAGTCTTGATTCTAATTCAGCTTGAGTAGGCTTAGACATTATACAAGATCACCCCAGTTTTGTGCGTTTAATACCTCTATAAGAGCTTCTACAGTAGATGCATTAGTAATTGCTGTTTCAAGTCTATTAGCTTCTACAACAACAACTGCACGTTTAGCTACTACATCACTAGGCATTTCTACATTGCGTTCAGCTTTGCGTATAACATACCAGTCTGTCGTGTTAAGTAGTTTACCTGCTGTATCTTTAACTTGAGCTACATATTGAGTTTTAAGTCCTTTAGTAGTAGAACCATCTTCTTCTAACTTATCTTCTAATGCTTTAGGTAGATTAGTATCCCAATAGAAGCGAGTATCTACAGGTGTAGGGTCAGCTACCCATGTAATACCAATAGCGTTCTTTTCTTCTTCTGTTGATAAATTTAACCAGTTTTGGGGATATTGGTTGCCTTCAGCATCTTTAAACGCTGTGCCTTCTTGAAGTCTATTGCCGTTTAGTAAAAACATATTATTTTCCTTTGTTATCTTGCGTTACTGTTTTTAAATGGATTTTCTGCAAATGCCATGTATATGTAAGTATTTCCACTTCCATTCCATCCACCATTACTTGTTCTTAATTTAAACCCATTTGATAAAAAGTCTAAAACTGTAACTGCTGATTGAACTTCAGCAGAAGATAAATTAGGACTTAATCTTAAGTCTACAAGATTATAAGTATTTCTAGTAGAGTCGTGTATATACCAGTCTTCAGCAGTTGACACACCTTTTAATAACACAAATTTAGGTCTAAATCCAAGATTTACAAACACACCATCTGTAGAACCATTACCTGTGTAAGAACCAAACTTACTAAACCCTGCTATTTCTGCCCAGCAGTAAGCTACCATAGTAACGCCATTTGTATTTACATTGCCGCTAGTGCCAATACTAAAAACACTAGAAGTAGGCGATGTATTATTCCAAGCACCACTACCAACAGCAGCGGCGGCGGTGGTATTTAGCATGATATATTTAGTATTGCCAAGTGCAGAGTGATAGCTCATCCAACCATCTACAGCACTTCTTGGTTTACATGTAATCATACTAGGTGCAACACCTAAACCATGAGTTACTGTTCCATTAGAACCTGAGCCTGTATAAATTACTACACTAAAACCAGCAGTTGTACTAACTGAATAAGTTACATTTGTAATACCGCCTGTGCCTGTGCCTGATGTATTTGTTCCTTGTCCAGCTTGCCATTGCCATGCAACAGTAGTATATCCTGTTGTAAGTAATGTAGCTGTATCAGATGTAAAACCATTTGAATTAAATGAATTAATCCATACGGAAGATGTATTTTCTGCGGCAGTTGTATTTACTCGTAAAAGGCTACTTCCTCCACGAACAGAATCAATAGCAAAATTATCTTG